GCTTAATCGCTGACAGTTGGCACACACGGTCTTCAGATTATTAACCGAAGTGTTCCTCATATTTCCGTCCAAGAAAAGCACATCCAATTGACTCACTTGTTGTGCCTTGAATCCACAAAGTTCACACTTTTTGTGTTTCTTGTATCCTGATCTTTGTAAAGGGGTCACACCCCCCACATGTTTCCCTACCTTTTTTCTGTTGCAGGTGTCACACAAACTACGCCAGTATATCCTACCGTACCTCCTATAGGCATAGGCCCTGGGTTTGCTCTTACACTGCTTACATATGGGTCTGTCCTTGTATTGCATACACATATTTACGTCGCCTATATAGGCACCAGTAAAATGGTAAATTATGTCGTAAAAACCATATGATCTAATAAATAACTCTAGTATACACGTAACTTGCAAGGAGAATACGAAAAATGGCTTTAACATCACCAGGAGTAGAAGTTTCAGTAATAAACGAAAGTTTCTATGTACCATCAGATGCGGGTACAACACCACTATTCATAGTAGCATCATCACAGGATAAGGCAAACGGAGCAGGCGACAGTATAGCGCCAGGCACAACAACAACGAATGCCAACACTGCTTATCTTATCTCATCACAAAGAGAATTAACAGAGACTTTTGGAGATCCAAAATTCTATACGGATGCCGCAGGAAATTCATTACACGGTTATGAATTAAACGAATGGGGTTTACAGGCCGCATACAGTTTTCTAGGAATCGCCAATAGAGCATACGTACTGAGAGCTAATGTTGACACTTCACAATTGATCGGAAGTGCTTCGGCCCCACAATCGGCACCAACAGATGGCACGTACTGGTTTGACCTTGCATCAACTAGTTACGGTCTTTTCGAGTGGAGCAAAACTGATCAGAAATTCACAACAATAACACCAACGTTGATTACATCAGTTACTGACCTGGTAGATAACGTGTCAACAGGTGCTCCAAAAACATCAGTGGGATCACAAGGTGATTACGCGATCAACACAACACACGTTTCAAACAAGATCTACAAAAAGACTTCAAGCAACACTTGGGTACAACTAGGATCAAGCGCATGGCACTTGAGCTTACCTGTCATCACAGTTGCTTCAGGTACAACAGTGACCGGTGGTCATTCCATGTACGTGAACAGTGTTCAAGTTTCACCGAGCGGCAACGCACTTTCGGATGTGGCAACAGCATTCACTAATGCCAATGTTCCTGGTGTGTCAGCAAGTGTAAACGCAACAACAGGTAACTTAGAAATCTTCCACAACGGTTTATCATTCAGTGATTCTTCTGTGGAAAGCGACAACACAATCAAGTTTCAAGCAGGTACAGGCACACTATTGAGTGACTTGGGGATCACAGCAAAAACTTACAATGGTGTTAAATTCTATCAAAACAAACACACCAACAGACCAACATGGAAGACAGCGGACGAAGACAGACCTAATGGATCAGTATGGTTCAAGACAACCAACGCCAATTCAGGCGCCAACATCGTTGCCAAACTTTACAGCTCATCAAGTGCTAGTTTTGGCACAGTATCTGCTCCGTTATATGCCACAAATCATTCGGCGATCTACAACCTAGATCCATCGAACGGTGGAACAGGATTAACTGCTGGTACACTTTATACGCAGTACAACATAACAGAACAGTCTAGCGATGGGCAGTGGGACACCACAACAAACGTGGGTGACTTCCAACTTTTCAGATACGAAGGTGGTCAAACTATCATACGTTCTAAGACCACACATCCGACCTTCACACACGATGAAAAATTTAGTGTACAAGAATCTCTAAAAACCCAAGAAGCGTTATCTGTGGCGAAGGAAGTGACCATACAATCAAGTGATGGATCAACACTGGCCGACAAAGAAGACTTCGTGTCAGCCTTTAACGGAAAAGGCTTTATTAACCTAGAAGCATCTATAATCACAGCAGGTGAGTACACAGGCGCTATCCAGATCAAACACAAACTAGGCGGTGACTTCAGGATGAACAACACATCAGGAACCCCACTTGATGATGCAGGTTTTGGCACCAGTGACGCACACAGTTATGGAACTTACACAGCAAACTCAACGACACTAGTTGACAACTTGTATGTGACACCGACCGGTGACTCCGAAGACTCAACAGTGGGTAACGAGGTTATGGCTACAAACTGGAAGAGATTAAGCTACACTGCTTCAACAAGTGCTCCTACCAACGAGCCTGTAGATGGCACACTTTGGTATGACACCAAGATCGACGAAGCGGACATCATGGTACACAACGGAACAACATGGGTTGGATACAAGAACCAATATGCTTCAACAGATCCAAATGGCCCACAGTTCAGTGCTTCGGCACCAACCACACAGTCAGACGGTACAGCACTTGTGACCAATGACCTATGGATTGACACAAGCGATCTTGAGAACTATCCAAAACTATACAGATACAACACATCTGCCACACTAAGTTCAAGCAACACATCAAACCAAGTGGTTGTTACAACATCAGGTGCGGCCTGGGAACTGATCGACAAGGCAGATCAAACCACAGAAGACGGTGTTGTTTTCGCTGACGCTAGATGGCACACTTCGACAGACAGGAACGCCAACAACAGCACACAGGCGGGTACCGCTTCAACAATCAAGAATCTACTAAGTGACAACTTCTTAGATCCAGATGCTCCAGATCCAGCACTTTACCCACAAGGTATCATGCTTTGGAACACTAGGAGAAGTGGTTACAACGTTAAGGAATACAGAAACAGTTACATAACAACGACTGCTTATCCTGGTTCGGGTTCATCAGGATTGGGTAACATCAGATACAACAACGAATCGGTTGCTGGTTACTACCCAGACAGATGGGTGACCAAGTCAGGCAACAACGCGGACGGCTCTGGCACTTTTGGAAGGAAGGCACAGAGAAAAGTCATCGTGGCACAGTTGAAATCTGAGATAGACACCAACCAAGCGATCAGGGAAGACCAAAGAGGCTACAACGTTATTGCTTGTCCTGGATATCCAGAACTGATCCAGAACATGATCAACCTAAACACCGACAGGAACAACACAGCGTTCGTGGTAGGTGACACACCTATGAGATTAGCGGGCACAGCCACAGCGATCACAAACTGGGCAAACAACACAGCGGCCGCCACAGACAACGGCGAAGACGGTCTTGTGAGCTCAAGTGATTACCTGGGAGTGTTCTATCCTTCAGGATCAACCACAGACAACACAGGCAAACCAATCGTTGTTCCAGCATCACACATGATGATGAGGACACTGGCGAACAACGACAACGTTGCTTTCCCGTGGTTCGCTCCAGCAGGTACTAGGAGGGGTGTAGTGGACAATGCCACAGCAGTGGGCTACATTGACACAGCATCAGGTGAATTCCAAACAATATCTGTTACGGAGTCAGTGAGAGATAGTATGCACGAAGTAAAAGTTAACCCAATAACTTTCTTCTCAGGTGCTGGTATCGTGAACTTCGGTAACTTGACCAAGACATCGGCAAGTTCTGCGCTAGACAGGATCAACGTATCAAGATTGGCAGTCTATCTGAGAACACAATTGGATGCTATCGCCAAACCGTTCATCTTTGAACCAAATGATGAGCTGACAAGGAACGAAATCAAACAAGCGATCGAGTCATTCTTGCTAGAGCTTGTTGGTCAGAGAGCGTTGTATGACTTCCTAGTAGTTTGTGATGATACAAACAACACACCTACAAGGATCGACAGGAATGAATTGTATGTGGACATCGCGATCGAACCAGTGAAATCAGTCGAGTTCATCTACATACCGTTGAGAATTAAAAACACAGGAGAGATTGCAAATTTAGGGAACTAATTTTGGAATAAATAGATAGGAGAAACAAATGGCAATATCAACTTTATCAAAATTCACAGTACCTTTAGCAAACGATCAGAGTTCAGCATCACAAGGCTTATTGATGCCAAAACTACAGTATCGTTTCAGAGCGATCCTGGAGAATTTTGGAGTATCAACACCGAGATCAGAACTTACCAAACAGGTCATAGACATAGCAAGACCTAACCTGACTTTTGACACAGTAACGCTAGACGTTTACAACTCAAAAGTATACGTTGCAGGCAAACACACATGGGATCCAATCACTATCACTCTAAGAGATGACGTCAACAACTCAGTGACCAAACTGGTTGGCGAGCAGATCCAGAAGCAATTCGACTTCTTTGAACAGTCAAGTGCGGCATCGGGTATCGACTACAAATTCACTGGTAGGATTGAAATGCTTGACGGTGGTAATGGTGCGAGCGCTCCAAATGTTTTAGAGACATGGGAATTGTATGGTGCATATGTTGAGAATGTGAACTACAACCAATTGGCATACGCAACTTCAGATCCAGCAACAATCACACTTTCTGTGAGATACGACAACGCCATCCAGACTCCAACAGGAACTGGAATTGGTACAGCGGTATCTAGAACGATCGGTACTCTAAGTACTGGTGGTTAATAAAAATTAAATTAGCAATTATAAACAAGAAAAGCGCCTTTATATGGCGCTTTTTTTGTGACCATAAATACCCATATGCCGAGCATTAATAATTTTTTACAAGGATTTACAGACGGACTACCAGGAATGAAAGACTTCCGACACGCATCACGACTGTACATAGACGACAACTACAAGTTGATGCCAAAACAGAAGTTCCTGTTCCATGTAGTGTTCAACACAGATGAGACCCTATTCTATGGTGGATTCAATCCCAACGAAAGGCTTGAACTCAACATGTTGGTGAAAAGTTGTGATCTACCAAAATACAACATGAGTGTGGAAGAGAAGACACAGTACAACAAGAAGATGTACGCGGCCACCAGGATAGCGTACGAACCTGTCAACATCACATTCCATGATGACCATGCAGACACTGTTAATGCATTCTGGAAGAAATATTATGAATATCATATAGCAGATTCTGTATCAATGAATACAGGAACTACCATCTCCAGCACTAAGGATGATTACTACGACGGTATAGACAAGAAAAACATAACAAAATTTGGTATGGACACACCCGCACAGAAAAAGAAACCATACCTAAAAGGTATAGATATCTTTGTGTTACACAAACAAAGATTCACGTCAATGACCCTAGTCAATCCTGTAATAGGATCTTTTAGTCACGATAATCTAGACCAAGCCGACGGGGCAGGAATCTTATCAAACACCATGCAGATACTTTACGAAACAGTAATCTATGGTTCAGGGGTTGTGAATAAAGGTGACGTTCCAGGCTTCGCCACAATACACTACGACAAGGAACCTTCGCCGCTAACTGTACTAGGCGGAGGAACCAATTCCATATTTGGTCCTGGGGGTATTATAGATGGCATAGGAAGCGTAATTGGAGATATTCGAGGAAACAGGGTAGGGCTTGGCACAATTTTAAAAGGCATCAATACATATAACAACGCAAAAAAAATTAAAAAGAGTGATGTAAAAGAAGAACTTAAAGGAATAGCGAAAGAAGGTGTTCTAGAAGTAGGTAAACAAGCAGGCACTATAACAAATCCCATCGGAGCGTTCTCAGTGGGGACAGCAATAGCGGCCGGAACAATAATTGCTACGGCCAAAAATAATAACGACCAAAACAAAAATCAAAATAGTCGTGTGATTAACAATCCAAAAATAGATACTGTTAAGTACCTTACAGCAGAAGAATCTTACAACCTTATATCTACAGATGCAACATTAAAAGACGAAATAGCGGCGGGAATATATTACAAAGATATAGGTTCTAGAAACGACCTTACAGTAGCAGAGTCAGATGTAGAATATGCAGGTTCTAGCAATACCACAAAAACAGTTTATAGAAATAAAGCAATAACTGATATTAGGAAACTAGTCACAGAAGGTTATATAAAAATAGATAGATCAACACAAAATGTATCAATATCAATAGAGAAAGCATCAATTTAATGGCAGA